GGATCGACCCGGTACTCGGTGTCAGGATTCCCCCATCCTCGGTCAGGTGTCCCCAGACCTCAGTTGCTGAACCTATCAGGAGAGAGGAAAGGGATCCCAACCACCGGATAGGATTCTGCTGGTACGCCCCTATCCGCTTGTTGATTGCCTGATCATCGTTTGCATCCCCGTAGGTGAAATCCTCGTAGGAGTCCGATACCGATCCTTGGAAGTTCAGTGGACGGTCATCCGTACCACCCAACCAGAGTCGGTTCTCATAGAAGTCGATTGCCGAAGGATGACCCCGGTAGGCACTGTAGAGGGGTTCACTCCAGTACGTTGTCTCATCCTCGCTGAAGAGGTCTTTTACCACTGTGCCTTGTGCCAGTGTGCCATCGGAACTCACTGAGGTGATCTTCACCAGACCACCGATAAAAGCCTCTGTAGCCTCCAGAACCGCACGGGGATTCTCGGTCACCCCGGTAGGCAATACCCACCCGGCATCCCGGACGAATTGGATCCGGTAGTCTGCCTCTTGGGGATCCCCACCATCAAGCGGTACTGCGTCCACATTCCGGTCACTCTCACCGCTCCACTGTCTTATAGTCCTCCAATCCCTGTCGGAGGATGACTTCTTCTGGAGCTTTATCACACCATCCCAGAACCCGTAAGTCCTGAAATTCCATTCCCCGATGATTGGCAGAACCGTGGATTCATTTGTCCCGGCAAGCGACAAATCCAACTCAACATCCGCACCCTCCCTCAGGTGACGTACCTGCCAGATCGAATCGATGTGTCCTTGCTTGAAGATGGACGGGTCATCACTGGATGCTGAGTCTACGGACGCAGTCAGGGTAACCGTGTCCCCAACCGTCCCGGTCAAACCAGATGCCCAAGAGGGCGTTATGTACACATCCGACAGGTTCTCATCGTAGAAGGGTGGCGGGGCAAAATCAACCGTCTCAAGTGTCCAGTTGTCGTCTGCCACCCGGGATAGCTTCCTCACCTGATGATCCGGGTGAACCAAGTACATCACATCGTTGATCTGCCTGTACTGGATGTCGAAAAGCTGTGTGTAAAAGTAGGGAGTTGAAACCTCATAGGGAACCAACCCTGTCGTCCCCGATGCCGTGGTCGTGATGATTGTCCCGTCTGTCTGGAACACTCGAATGTACTGGTCTCCAAACTCCAACATGAACGCAGTTGTCCGGGAGAACTCGAACGGTATCAGGCGACCCGGGATATTCGCCCACTTGCAAGCCCGGACAAAGTTCGTCCCCTGACGCTTTTCCATGATCCCCTGCTTGTTCATTTTCGCATTCTCCATGCGAAGCGCAGAGGTCAGGTACTTGTCCATGTCGGTTCTCGCCTCCATGGTAGCCTCGGACATCTCACCACCGTTGAAGGCGTTCTGAGTCCAGCTAGTCGTTATTCTTTCCTGCTCTGCCATGGCTTACCAACGTCCCCCGGGGAGACGGTTTACGCCCCTGCGGGAGTTCACCCACTCGGAGTCCTTGGTGTATTTGCGGGGTCTGCGGTATTCCTCGTTGCCGTCAACGGTCTTGGCCTCCGGGAGGGCAATCTTTCGGAACTCCTCCATCAGGGAATATCCAAGTGCCTCGTCCTGCCGAATGACCGTGGATGCCTTCCCTGCCAAGTAAACGATCAATGCCTCAGTGAAGAGGGAGTCGTACCGGGTAGAGTCAGCGTAGTACCGGGTGTACACGCACTTTGCCGTGTCCTTGTCGGTCAGGATGTACTGCCCCTCCCGCTTATAAAGATCCTCCTGATCCCACGAATCGGTATCGTTGAATGAGATCATGCGGATGAAATTCTCAGGTAGGTTGTAGGAGTAGGCGTATCCAAAGACCGGGGTCTCTGTGTTGGGGGTAAGGATCGACCTCTCGGTCAAACACTTCCACGGGTGCATACGACCCATCGCCCGGACTGACTGCTCGAAGATGTTCTGCATCTTCACTGCCGTCACGCTACTGGAATCCTCAATGTCCTGAATGATCCCCTGCCCTATCCTTGATAGTGCTTGGTTTACGATTGCTGTCTGTGATAATGCCATGTTTGTGAGTCTTTTATGCAAGAAGGGGTCAGACAGAATAAACTGCCTGACCCCAAGCGTGGATTATTGATACAAGGGGAAGTATCTCTTGCTTAGAGGCAAGCGAACACCATCCGCACAACCAACTTCTGTCCAACCGTTGGGGATACCAAGGTTGCAAACTTCAGTTGAATCCAAGAGGTCTTCCGCACGGTGTACGGAGTGAGCCTCTGGGCGCAGGAGTTAGCATCGAACAGATCCTTGCCTGCACCAGCAACGTCAAGCCCGTCAGCATACCGATCCGGGTCAACTGCTACCGTGTCGTCATCGTCTCCGATGTCGATTGTGGCAACACCTGCGGAGTCGGTGATGTCGTTGGACTCAACAGAACTCAGGTGCGGAATCAGCCGAAAGTTGGCTGGAACCTGAACAAGGTTGACGATGTCGCTGGAAGCAACCCCCGATTCGAGGGTTACAACTGCCTCAACGTAGGCCAAACCACCGTACACAAGGATGGGGTCATTGGGAGACTTCACATCCTGAGTCAGTTGTTTAGCACCGATGTCACTATAGAAAGTAGCCATTATAATTTTCTCCTCTCAGTTAGTGATTAAGCCCGGGACGATTCGACCAGAACTACAGCCTTTTCTTCCAAGCGAGTCGCTCCCATACGGCAACGAGTTCGGACTTGGACTGCGTGGCTTTGTCCCGGCAGGATGTCCATATTGGCACGGCGTTGACCGTCTCCAAACATGATCCACTTCTTGTCCCAGAAGAGACAGTTAGCGATGTTGTTGGAGGCTCCAACGGTTAGAAGGTCGTCATCACCGACCACCCAAGTGATGCCCATCCAGCTAGTGCCGAATACGCCACCTGCATCGATAGCAGGCGCACGGGTGAAGTCCGAGTTACGGATTTCGTTCACATCGGTGATCAGGTCTTCTTCTTCTTCCGGGCCGATACAACCGACAATGCTCGATCCCATGCCACCCGTCAGGGCGTTGCCACGGAACTTACGCTTTACGGCTGAGACCTTATCAAAGATAAAACCTGAGCTAACACTCGTCCCCGCCTTGGTGTAGGTGGAAGCGATTGTCTGACTGGAAGGAAGTGCCACCAAAGTGGTTCCATCCTCACCTGTGTATGAACTGCCCTCGAGGGCGTTGATGATCTCTTGGTCTTTCCTACGGTTGTAGGCGTAGACATGGTTTTCCGTCAGACGGCCTTCCGGTGAAATCAGTGCGCCCAGTTCCTTGTCGTCCCATTCGTCAAGCACGTTCGTGAGTTCGTACTTGTTGGTGTACAACCAACGAATGTAACCTTGGAACTCGTCTTGGGTGGTGTTCCCATGACGGGTGGAGATAGCTCGCATAGACTGCTTCTCCAACTGGTCATACTTTTTCCGGTAACCATCAACGGAATCCATGGTAACGTGGGAACCCAAAAGGGAGTTTTCCCTCTGGATCCGGTGTCGCCAACGGTTGTCAAATGCTGGCTGGAAATGATCCGGTAAGTTCGGATATGCCATTTTGATTCCTTTTGTTTAATTACGGTTTACAGATTTGGTTTCTCTGCTCCGGGTGACCGCACTGGCGGGGCGAAGCTGTCTTGCGACTGATTCACCGGGCCTTGCAAAAGGGGTGTCGGCTATATCGACTAACATCTGGTCAAAAATGCCAAACACTGTCAACCCATTTTTCGGGAGTGGTAAAACAAAAGACCCCCGGCTATTACCCCGGAGGTCTCCTATGACTCATGAAGATTGGTAGTGAAGACTACTGTTTCTTAAAACGAGCGATGATTGTCAACACTTCTTCGTTGGTGGGGACATGGTCTAAGCCAAGTCGCCTGCCGTGACCATTCTTGGTGAAGTAGAGGGTGGACTTGTGTCCCGGGAAGCAAATCTCCTTGGGAGGTTGCTCGAGTCGGACATCCTTTGGGAGGGGGAAGTCTGGTCTCGATGACGGGATCGGTTCCTTGGCCTCTAGGGAGTCCTCAGTGACCACTGGAGGGGTTTCTGAGAAAGTTTCGGTGTCAGGGTCGCTTTTCTCCTCAAAACCCCCTGAGGGCGATTCTGACTGCTTTTCAACATTGGAGGCAGTGACCTCCACGGTGAACGGGGGTTTCTTGGGTTCGACCTCCGGTTTCCCGGCAGGAGCAAGATACCCTTCCCCACGCAGGAACCGGACTAAGGAGGGACGGTATTTGTCCATCCCTTCAGTGATCTCAAACTCACCCTTGTCCCGGAGCGTGGCAATCGTCTTGCCTTGCCGGGTCACTGCGTTTCCTGAAATCTCCCAGCCCTTCATCGGTTAGCCCCCCGTTGCTTCTCCTGCTCACTGTGAAGTCTCCACAGGTTGTTGGCATCGTTGGCGTACTGCTGGGCAAGTGCCGAGTCACCACTGGCTTGTGCTTGGCTTGACTTGGCATCCAGTGCCTCTGCCTGAGCCTTGAAGTCTGTGTTGCCTCCGGTGACCACTCCCTGTCCGGGTTGACCACTGGCGAACTTGTCCTCTGAAATGAGTGCCTTGAGGTTTGCCATTGACTGAACAAACTTCGATCCCAATCCGGCCTGCACAGCAGAATTGGTCAAGATCGATGCCTCTTCACCATCAATGCCCAAGAGTGCCAGTGCCTGAGATGCTGTCTGACCTACAACCTTCGGATCCTGCCCACTCTGGGCAATCTCCTGCAAGGCAGTCTCCTCGAGACCCTTGAAGTCGCTCAGGGCTTTCTCTTCTTCCCCTGCCTTCATGTTGACATACCATTCCTTGATCGCCTGAGACGCTTGAGGGGACACGTTGTTGTTGAGCATCATCTCTGATACCTCCCGGGCAGTCTCGTCATCCCAGCGCAAGTGTTCAGGGAGATCCTCCGGGGGAGTGAAGTCGTAACCGTCAATGGAGTCCGGGATACCAAGAGCTTGCTTTACCTTGCTCTGGTACTCTGCCTTGACCTCCTCCGAGGCGTTCTCGTCCGGTGGGGTCAGACCCTTCCCTGAGAGAGCTTTCCTTTGGTTGGCATAGGAGTCCAGAATGCTGTCCAGAGTGTCGTGGCGGGAGATTGTCTCCTTCAACCCGGCAAGGTGATCTGGCAGTCGATCCCAAGAGTCCTTGTTGATCTTGCCCCCCTCGCCTATGAGACCCTGATAATAAGGATCTGCTGTGCCAACGTCAGAGGGCGTTCCCCCTCCTCCAGCTTCACCGAGAAGTGCGGATCCACCACCACCTTCCGGTTCGCCAGCCTCTTCACGCAATGTATTATTCATCCACTTGATCATCTTTATCCTTTG